TACGTCACACCGTCGCCGTAGTCAATAGTCAGCACATAGCGGTCTGCACCGTCTACTGTCAGCCCTTCGACCGACACGGGTCTGGCATTCGTTTCACCAACATAGCCCAAAAGGGCTGTGTTCACGACTACATTGTAGTCTTCGTTGATTTTTATGTGCATTGATATTCCTCCTTTCTATGGCTTTGTTACGATCCAGTCAATAATATATTCACCCTGTGGAACGGTAGCACTTGCACTTTCTGCGTTCGTCAGCGCTACTATCAAATTGTTGCTTGTGAAAAATGTTTCTACACACAGCCTTCTCGCTTTTGGTGCCGACACCTCCCGCAGACTACAGATGACCTGCGTGTTCTGAGTCGGTGTGAACGGCAGATTCAAAGTCGTTGTGGCCAGTGCCGTCTCTGACGGTACGATAAGGGTCTGAGATCCTGCTGGCATATTCATTTCATTGATTGCGTTCTGTGTGGCGTTCAATGCGTCGACAATAGCCTGTCGGACGTCTCGACCTGTATATGCTGTTGCCACCTGTGTGACCTCTAAACTTATATCAATTGCTTTTGCCATAATCATTTCTCCTATTTTCTTGCTGACATTCCACTAATCGTGTCAATCTTGTCGCCAAATGTCAGCACATTCTGTGATCTGTCATTGATGTCGATGCTGGTGCCGATGCACCTCAATACCTCGTCGATGCCAAGGTAGCTATTGACTACGCGATACCTGCAGCCAACTGCAAAGCCGTCTAGCTTCTTATCAATGTCAATAGCCGATACCTCATACTGAACTTTTGCTGCTTTTAGTGCTCCGGCACATACTCTGCCGGCTCCAGACAATGCGCCTGGAGTGGTGATATTGTCGAATATCATAGTTCCAGCGTGTACTCCGTACCGCTTTATCAGCTGGTCGTTGTCAATATACTTCGTTACGCCCGAAAGCGTCACACGTTCGCCCGTATCATCGTTGATGACAGCACCTAACGGATACAGCCTTGTGATGATCTCACTTGGGTCTATCGCCTGCGTGATAGATCGCATATTCCTTCCTAGTTGTATCGTTTTATTGCTGAACTCTGAAAATTCGTTTGCTATGAAGTCGAAAAATCTAATGCCTCCTTTGCCGATGCGCACCCTCATTTCACCTCTGATATCTTCACCGGAAATCAGATTTTTCGTCAGTTCTGAGAACGTGTCTTCATATCCTGGATTAAATGTGTGCTGCGCTTGTGAACAGTTAATATTGCCAATATGTATCTGCTTGTAGCTTTCAACAGAATTATTGTGTGCTGAAAGTAGTGTGGCTATATACGTTCTTATTGTGCACTTTAGCTGTTTGATAATTGGTACACTATCTTTCAGAAAACACAAACCGCCCTCGCAGACAACCTGTTTGCCAATCTCGCCACTATCAGTCATGTATGGTGATATCGTCAGTACTCTGCCATCGAATATCAGGATTTCCTTGTCGTAAACCTTTATCAACGATGTCAGTTCCTTTAAATCGGAGTAGTAGCTGTTGTCGGGATATATGTTGAACGTAAATGTGTCAATAGCGTTTATTTCTTTGACAATGGTTCCTGTCAGCTTGTTGGTTCTGACAGAACCAGTTTCGTGAAGCGTCTTTGCATCATCGAGTGTAACTAACATAGTATTTCCTCCACCAGTTCGATTTCAAGTGAACCAGATCCGTATAGAGCTAAGACATTTGTGCCGGGTTTGACGACGAAATTTTGCATTCTAAACGTTGATTCAGTTTCTTTGTATAGGTTTTCTGTGAGGGTATGACCGTTGAGATCAAGCATTGTCAATCCTCGTTTGTCCTTATCGTTAGCATTTTTGTGATACCTTAAGCTCGGAACTATGTCATCTTTGGCATAAGAATAGAAGTATAGTACCCCCGGCTGGGAATGATAGCCGTCTTTGTGTGCTATGCAGGAGAGAGGCATCTGATTGAGGCAATCATCATCGAATGAAAAAGTGTCCCACGCTGTGTCTGCAAAGTCGTCAGAGACCTTATATGGTGCTACATCGAAAGTGACCTCGAGAGTAGCTGTTATGTCATCTTCACCAAGGCTGGTCTCAACAGTTCTACACTTGCCGACAAAATGATAGTTCTCGGAATAGTTGTCATAAATATTCTGCTGTGGAGCTTCACATAACCAGCTCTTGATCTTCTCAATCCTGCGGAGCAGTGTGACAGGTTCTGTATCAGATACGAACATCTTGTATGATACTTCGGTGTCGTCAAAATAAAAATTGCCGTCATAGTCAGACAGATCAATACTGCCGTTGCGATAAGGTACAGTCACTTTGATCTCACGCTTCTTCGGCTCTGCAACTGTTGCACTGATTATTCTGATTTTAAAATCCTCATACGACTTTTTGCCATTAAATCTGATTTGTCGTGTCATACTGCACTACCTCTTTTCTTTCTTGCAGCTCTTTCACCAAGCATTACATCTATAAATGGAACTGTTTCCTCTGCAATCACTTTCCCATTCGGGAATACTATCACGTTATGAATAGTCTCTGGCATTTGTCTGACTGTTGGGACGACCTGCGTGTTTTCTGTGGCGCTTGTTGCTGCTTTCTGCGTGATACTGTGGGCATATGATCCATTATATACCGACCTTGCGACCCTATTCGTATCGCTGTATGTATTTCGCATATTCTCTGACAGTATCTTGTCACCAGTATTGGTATAGGCTTTGATGATATCGTCCTCTGATGACTTCCAGCCTTGGATCTCACCCTGCGCATTCATTTTCGATATATTTTCAAATGCCTTTGAAGGGGAGTGTATATCATATACCCCCTTGACCGCCGCAAGCACTGCGTTCGCTCCACTTGTTGCGGTATCAATGACGGACTGCTGTGCAGACAGTATGCCTTGCTGCATACCTAACATCATTGCCGCACCTGTTTGCTCCCATACATCTGATATCTGGCTTATTTGGTCACGCTTTTGAAGCGTCTCTATGGTCTTATCATACTGTTGCCTGAGCTCGTCGAACTCTGAAGTTGCTATCTTCTTGCAGTCGCTCATGCATTCTTCCCACATATCACTGTACTTTTTCAACTCAGGCTGTGACATGGAAAGTAACGCCTTTATCTTGCTTGACGATTGAGGACCTGCTTCCTGCAAGGTCTTGATAAGCCCCTTGTTCACGCCTCTGTCTGCAAGCGTCTTGATATCATCAGACCAGCTTGCCATGCCGTCAAGATTAGATTCCAAGTTCTGCATAAGCTGTTCTGCGGATATCTCAGCACCGCCGTTGAATTCGTCGAAGAGGTTAAGATTGTTCTGCAATTCTTCCGTTCGTTTCTGGACGGCTTCGTCATAGCTCTTATTCATCTCAACTATTGCGTCAACAGTTTCTTGTGATACCTTGTGTAAGCCGTCTTTATACATGACAGTGCGGTTATAGATCGTATCGACCTTTTTTGCATTGTCCTCTACGGCCTTTGAATTGTCTTCGAGAGCAGAAGAATGCTCAGAAACGTACTTGGAAGCATCAGCATAGTCTGCATTCAGCTTCTCAATCTCTCCGCCTGCGGACTTATATGACTTCTGAAGCTCGTTTACTGACTTGTCAAGCTTGTCATACTGCTCCTGTAGATCCCAGTACTGACTTTCATCAGCAACGTTCGCCCAATCTGCGTTGAGCTTATTCATCTTCTCTTGAATAGGGATCATTTCTTTTTTCTTTTCGGCTATTTCTTCTTCAAGTTCTTTCTGATTTTTCTCAGCTTTATAAAGGTCTTCTGATATAGCGACCATATCTTTCTGAGCGGCTTCGACAAGAAGCTGTTCTTTCTTTGCTTCTATACACGAATAGACAGCGTCCCTATTGTTGAGAAGCTTGCCTGTCTGATCGTCGATCTGAAGATTAAGGTCAGGCATGGCACTGTTCAGCTGGTCCACAAGAGTTTTCATTTCTGACTTCTCGTCATTAGATAAGCTCTCGGCGTCAGAAAGCTCAAAAATTCTATCTGCAAGACTTTTATAGCTGCTATACTCGGCTTCTATATCTGTCTTGGCTTCTTCTCTCTGATCTGCGGCTTTCTTCATGGTGTCTGTCAGTTCATTCGTGCTGTCGACTAACGCCTGCTCTTCGTCATTGAGGACTTTTGTTGAATCAGCGGCGTCATCAACCGAAGTTGCATAAGACACAATACCGCCAACTACCGTACCTATAATAGCTGCAATTGCTCCTACCGGCGACGCTTTTTGAGTTGCATTTAAAGCCTGCTGGGCGGTTTCAGCTGCTTTTGTTGCACCTGTAAGGCTCTTGAATGACTTTACGAGGTCTGAAACGTTATTTATGGCTTTTTTTGATACCATTGCCGACGTTATTCCTGTCAATCCTCCGATAACAAGGTTAGAATGCTCGCAGAAGAACTTTACACCGTCAATGAGGATAGGCAACGAACCTTTGGCAAACTTTGCGCCGGTTTCGACCAAATCTCCAAGGGCATTGCCCATATCGTCGAATTCATCACTGAGGTCTCCATCTTTGATATCCTTGGTAAGTTCACTGAAAAGCTCTGAGCCTTTTTCGGCGGCGTCTTCGAGGGGGGCGCTGAATTTATCGAAAATAGTTATGCCAAGGGATTCAAGGGAAGAGTCCATTATAGCCAGTTTGCCCTTAAGATTGTTATTCATGGTGTCAGCCATTGTCTGACACGCTCCGTCGGCGTTATCTACCTGAGATTTCAGGTCATCGAAAGACCCGCTCATGCCTTGAAGCATGGCATTAACGGACGATAAGTCTGTCTTATTGAAGATATCGCTAAGCGCCTTGGTCTTCTGGTCATCTGAGAGCTTGGAAAGCTTGGCGTTAAGGTCTCCGAAAATATCGTTGATATCTCTGATATTTCCCTCACTGTCAGCCACGCTCACACCCAGCTCTTTCAACTTAGCGGAAGCAACGTCTGTCGGTGATGTTAACGACAAAAGCATATTTCTGAGATGTGTGCCGCCCTCTGCACCCTTGATACCGTTATTAGCCAGTATTCCAAGAGAGGTGCACATTGTATCAACGTCCTGTCCTGTGGACTTGACCGTACCGGCACACTGGAGAATGCCCTCACCAAGCATAGCAACTGTGGTATTAGATTTTTGGGCTGTCTTGGCCATCATGTCCATATAGCCGTCAAGGTCACTCGTCTGCAACTGTAGTGCTGACATAGTATCCGTTACCATGTCAGTGCAGGACGCAAGATCCATGCCTGAAGCAGTGGCAAGATTGAGAACTTTCGGCAGTGTTTCAACCGCCTTATTTACGTCATATCCTGCAAGGGCCAAGTAATTAAGAGCGTCAGCGGACTCCGAAGCGGTATACTTTGTTGTTTCGCCACATTCACGGGCGGCGTTCTCTAGCTTCTGATAGTCCTCAGCGCCTGAGCTGACCTGTTCTGCGGTCATGCCCATTGTTGCCGCCACGTTAGACATTGAGCTGGAGAAGTCAATGCCGACTTGTGCGCAACTTTCCGCCGCTTCCTTGGCGGCATTAGCTATAGCTTTCAGTCCCTCAACGGCAAGATTAGCAGAGAAAACGTCCTTAAAGACACTGCCTGTCTGGTCAGCTTTATCGCCAAGGTCTTTGACTTTATCTGACGTATCCTTGGCTTCATTGCCGAGCTCCTTGGTGCTATCGTCTGCGGTCTTGGTCTGTTCTCGCAGTGTGTTCAGCTTCTTCTTGGTCTTCTCAAGCTCTTCCTGATACTTAAGATATGACTCAACGGGCAACTCGCCTTTCTTATACTGCTCGTTGATATCTTTCTCGTTTCTAATGAGAACGTCCAGCTTTGTTTTTGTTGCTTCGATAGCTTCGCTCAAAAGCTTCTGCTTCTGAGCGGTGTATTCAACGTTAGTCGGGTCAAGCTTTAAGAGCTTATTGACGCTGTTCAGATTTTTTGTAGTCGAATTGATATCGGCATTAAGCCCTTTCATGGCGGCAGTATACTCAGACGTATCACCGCCGATTTTGACGTACATACCTTTGATTTTCTCATCTGATGATGACTTAGCCATTACTCACCCTCCCATGCCTTTATTTTCGCAATATACTTTTCATATCGTTCTTTGCTGATTTTTCCCTGCTTATATCGTTCTTCCACAACAGGCAGGTTTGATTTCAATTCTTCGTATTTTATTTCGGGGTCAATGACCTTTTTGCCGGCGGCGATTAATCGCTGTCGGTCATAGGCGCAGGCATAGTTCACTACCATACCATACGTCATGCGGTCTAAATCAGCGACAGTAAGACCCCTGTTTATAACAAGGGAGATGACCTCCTCCGATTTGAGAGGCCGATCATCTCCGCTTTTACTGCCGCTTATGGATTTTTTCTGTCAACTTTCATGTTTGCCTGCAGTATAGGCATAACCTGATTATAGATATCATCAACAGGAAATGCACCATAGGCGAAGCTGTCAAGCCACGTCTGAATAGGCGGTATGCTATCATCATAAGTCTTGGCAAGCACCCATAGGGTGCGGTATTCGACCTGTTGAACAAAGGCACCCTTACCGAACTGATGTACCTTGACAACGTCCTCAAGGTACTCCGTGCCGAATGCTTCCTTGTATCGATAGAAAAGGCCTGCTGTAGCCTTGAAGCCTATCTGCCTGCTGTCTATAGTCAGGATTATTGTATTGCTCATTGTCATTCACCTGGGGTGTAGGTGTACTCAGGAAACTTTGTGAGTACTGTGTTACCCTTTATACGGAAACGTGCAATGTGTCCTTTCTTGTTGTTGACAGTAGCCTCAGCCGGTGACGGCTTGCAGGCAATCTTATGCTCTGTATACTCATAGTCCATACCGCTGTCTTCCTCTGTCTTAACTGAGAATTTCGTGCGATCTGTAGTATAGCAGTATGGGAAGACCTCGGTATATCCCTCGGCTTCTGATGTTGACTCATACTGTACGATCAAGCCGAACTTTGGCGCTTCTCCTGTTCTTGCTACTTCGACCAGTGTGCCGTTTTTCTCTTCGATGACATTTCCGTACCAGTCTTTCTCAAGATCATCACACAGGTCAAGTGTGGTGATAGTTCCCTCGTAACCCTGATTAGTCTGACCTGCGAATGCTACTACGCCGTCAGCCCATATCTCCTTGCTTGATGACTTCGGGTCAAGGCTTACCTGACGGGTGCCCGAAAGCTTTGTCTTATGATACTTAAGTTCTCCATATGTGATAGTTGTTGCACCACTGACATCTGTAGACTCTGTAATCAGTGCATGGGCAACGGCTTTCACTGTTCCTTTCATTAATATTCCTCCTTGCGATCGAATTCGTATACCCACATATCCATTTGCTGATCCTGCCCCAGATAGCCTGCGGCGACTGAGAAACATATGCCCTTATCCATAAGGGCGTTCTCAAATAGAATATGTGTTTCTTCATCTTCCGGCTCGCAGTATATTTCAACTGCAATCCGTGGGATAACTGCGACAGTTCTTCCGTCTGCAGATATCGTCTGAGGTGTCTTGTTTATCCATGTTGCGAACGGCAATTCCGTTTCCACTGGAAAATCTATCTTAGCAATCCTGTCCGCAGGAATGCCTGAAAGTGATATAAGTTCTGTCAATGTCATTTCGACTTCTCAATCTCCTTTCTGATGTTTTCCGGTAATTTTTCTTCGGCATACTCTTGTCCGTAAATCATGTGCGGATAAGCTTTCGCCTTAAACGGAAGCGTTCTGCCACCACGCTTCATAGCATGGCCATACTCCAGCAGGTGTGTGAGAAGATACTGCTTATTCTTCTTGAAATTCACTATCTGCCGAATGTCGAAAGAGTCCTCGTACTCGGTACTAACTGTAAGCGCCTTGGCATATTTGCCGGAGCGGGTATTGAACGTGAAGTGTTCTTGGACGACCTTGCGGGTTTCCTTTGCGGTCTTCTTAACGGCTCTCTTGGCGGCTTCATTAACACGGCGACTTTCTTGCTGAAATGCGTGCTGTAAAGCCTCAGCCATCTCATCAGGACTCATTGACATGGATTTCTAACCTCTTTTTTCGCTTTTCTATTGATAACTGCCAAGCCTGCGGCTTAGCGTCCTTTATCATCTGAACTTGAATGACGTTATACTGGTCGCCGTTCATTATCACAATGTCAGTCGCCTGCGGCTCGGCGATAAGTGGTATTCTTATCACCTTATCACAGCGGTGCTGATACTCAGCGGCTTTATAGAAACGCTCTGAGCCGACGGTACGATTGTCATATCTTATGCCTGCTTGCTTGATTTTCAAGCCATTGGCATTGATGATAGTTGCAATAGTGCATATGCCGTCATTGAACGTCTGCCGCTTGCTTATCATACGCTTCCTCCTGACATCTCCTCAATCTGACACCTTGCTCTCAGTGCGAAGAGCTGAGAGTGATAATTTTTTTCAAAGTCCTCGAAGCAATCGTTATATATATATCTGCAGCAGTCGATCAGAAGCTGGGCGTCGCCGTTGATATTTTCGTCAACGTTGATATCCAGCACCTGACCTGCATATCCGTTAAGTACTCCTATAGCACGTGCTATAATGCTGTTTATCTTTCTGTCAGTAGCTTCGTCTGACCAAGTTATGTTCAGCTGATTTTTAACTTCCTCGAATAATGCCTGCTGCATTTATATCAACTCCTTATGTTTCTGACGGTGTGACAGTGTATACTGTCGGGATAAATCTCTTAAGCTTTGAGATATCCAGATACCTGAAAGCATTGCTGTCAAGTGGCTTGCCGTTGCCGTATGTTTTGATCTTATATGTCCTTGCGTCATCAAGGAACTTGAATGAGTCATCAAACTCCAGCTTACCGCCCTTAGCCATACCAAGACCCATGAAGTAACGCTTGCCAAGGCCGAAGATAGCTCTGTCATCAGGAACGGCGCATGACTGGATAATAGTGCATGGAATAGGCATAACATCGTTAACCCATTTTCCCTGAACGAAATTTGTTGTCGCAGGCATTACCTTTGTCAGATATGTCTTTGGATTGACCACAAAGATGAGGTTGTCGAGTGGACGGTTATTACCCGCTTCGGTCTTCGTGAGCTGGGCGGCAATAGCACCAATAGCTTCAGGGGAGAGTTCATTGAGTGCAACTGTCTTTTGGTCAGGATACTTGCCACCGACTACTGATGCACTACTAGATACGTCCTTGCACATTCCGATAGGGCAGTTAAGACCGTCGCCTGACACGACACCGGTTTCCATGCCGACCCAAAGGGCTTCTGCCAGTATCTCACGGACATATCTATCCAGCCATGAGGCACCAAGGTCAAGCATATCGTTAGACACTGGAATCCATGCTGTGAGCTTCTTCAGCGCAACGTCAAAGGTCTTGAATGCACCTGAGAGTTCCTTGTCGATAGCTGTGTTAACATCTCCCCACTTAGCTGTCTGAACGCCCTGATCATTGACCAACATCTTTGTAATGCCTGTGGTATCCTGAAAATTGATGAAGTTGAGCAGAGGGTGCTGCTGTGGGATCTCACCAAGAACTGACTCGATTATAGTGATTGGCATTGTCTTATCAACGTTTGCCAATGCCATCTTGGGGTCAGAGGACTTGCCCGCCTCAATTACAGCGTTGTAGTAGTCTCTTTCATCACTGGTCAGCATTCTCACACCTCTGGTGCTGAGTATCTGATTATCGACAGATTCCGCAGTGCTCTCCACCTGCTCCATGATAACATCTGAAATCAGATTGCCGTACTTATCAAGGGCGGTTTCCATGCCCTTGTCATCACTATCTCTGATAGCGGTTGACAGTGAAGCAAGGATATCTGCTTTCTGCTCTTTGATTGCGTCAAGATTAATCATTCTTTTTTACCTCCATTTTCATGAACTTTTCAAAAGCCGACATAGCGGCATTTGTTTTTTCTTCTTCGGTTTTTTTTGCTGGCAAAGCCTGCTGTGCGGTGGAATTCTTATAAAGCTCAATGAGCTTGTCTACATTCTCCCTGTCGAGGGCGCTTGACATAGTGTACTGCTTTGTATCACTAAGCATTGTAGCCATATCAACGGGTTGCTCTGCGGTTGATATGCTATCGCAGAAGCCTTTCTCAAGACATTCTGCCGCTGTCAGCCAAGTACCCACCTTTACCATATCGCTTATTTCCTCACGGCTACACTTGCCGTTGCAACGCTCTGCATATGTAGTGATAGCGGTATCGGTCATCTTGTCAAGCTCAGCCGCCGCCGTTCTCATATCGTCAGCATTGCCCTCACAGTAGCAGGACGCCTGATGTATCATCATCATACTGTTGCTATACATGATGATCTCGTCTGCTGCCATAGCGATAACGCTTGCGATAGAGCATGCCCAGCCGTCTACATAGCAAGTAACTTTGGCTTTATGGCGCTTAAGGATATTTCCAATAGCAACGCCCTCTTTGATCTGACCTCCAAGAGAATTGATGTACAGGTTGATATGTTCACAATCTTTGTACTCATCAAGCTTGGCGGCGAAATACTTAGCGCCTGTCTTGCTCTCCTCAACTTTCCCCTTTTCCCAATCAATGGCAAGTCCTCCACGGACTTGTGAATATAGATATAGGTTAAGCTCTTTGGGCTTATCCGCTTCCATTTTGAATTCAAACTGATTAAAAATGCTATTCATTGCTGTTTCCACCTCCTTCGATTGTCTCGTAGTTCTTAGTTCTTGTGTGCTTATCGGCCCAGGCTTCTGGAATTCTTTCCTCACCTGTCTTCTCCCTCAACTCATTCGTTGAGTAGAAGCCACTTGCGATAAGCTTGTCAACTGCATTTGCCATTTCAAGCACGTCAAGGTGCTTAAGGTTATTTGTACAAACTTTGGCGTAGCACCCACGCAGGACTTGCTCTTTGGTATAACGCTTTGCCGTTATCTCGTCTGATAACATCTTGGCGAAAGGATCAACGGCAGATGTCAATGTCATTGATAACGCTTCACTGATGTTCTCGACATTTCCCTTTACGATAGCCGGTGAAACGTTGAAAGCAATCGCCGCTTTTTCCAATGCGTCATTTAGCATAGAAATGTAGTCGGTTGCTTCTGACACTGTTCTCTTGGTTTCACCTGCCGTTTGAGAAGTATATTTCATTCCGCCCCACAGTGGAAGCACTGCATTCTTGGCGTCAAAATATGTTTTGAAATAATTATTCATGAGAACATCGAATTTCTCCTCAAAATCAGGTTGACCTTGCGCCAGTGGCGTTATCTCAAGTATGCCTTTTTGGCCGCCACTCTTGACGTAGGTGCTTGAAGCCGTTTCCAAGAAACGATTATGTTCATCTAGCATTTCCGTTAGTATTTGTCTTACTCCGCCGTTGGAGTATGTGAGATATAGGACATCTCCCATATCGAATGTTTTCTGAAACGTGAATGAACCTCGTGCTACCTGAGAGAAGCGGTTAGGATATAGCGCATACTCCTGTGTACTCCAAGAGTCGGCGCAGATTATCTGCTTTCCAGCGCTGACAACAAGGCTCTCGCCACGCACAAGGGTCTTGCGGACTAGCTCGTTCTTGAATTGCACTGCTGTTTGATTGACGTTCGGCTTAACGTTGAAAAGGTACCATTCTTCACCACGGAATGACTTGCCGTCACGATAGGTTTTTATCTCGCACTTTGAAACCAGTGCCGCAAGGATTTCAACAACGACCTGAATAGCATATGCCTGCACGGCTATTCTCGCTTCGTCGTCATATCCAACTGTCTTAATACTGATCACTTCATTGCTTTTGGCATTCATTATGCGTGATAGCAGTGATCTCAGCCCCATTGCGTTACCTCCTCTCTGCTAATATGTGAATACATTCATAACGCTCTTGCCCATAGGCATACTTGATATTTGCTCAGCAATTTTATTCTGTGCCGCTTTGGCGGCGACATATGCCTTGAAAGGGTCTGTCTTTCTGGACTTCGGCTCTATTTTACCATATGTCATATTGCCTGCGGACGAAGTGCATACCTTGGTATTGTTCATAGCCCAGCGGAAAAGGGGATTGTCTCCGACTGCAAGCTTATGATTCACCAGCTGACTTGTGATTACAGGCATTATCATCATTTCATTTGACGGACGGACAAGCATGATATTTCCGTAGCCTTTTTCGTCAGAAGCGTAGAGATTCTCTTTAAGCGCCCTCCTAAGCAGTGTATAGCGGTAGTTATCGATGCCGGTCATTGCGACTTTTGCATTCAATTCCGCCGCTTTCTGCGCCACCCATATAACGGGTATCTCAGGCGGTATCTCTGGACCGTCAACGAATGACAGTAGCCCAGCCGCTTCCCATTCTTGCAGTGGAGCCTTGATTCTTGACAGATCCGCAGAAGCCTTGCACACCCAGGTGTGCGTTATCCATACGTCAGTTCCGTCTACGTCAAAGAGCAAACCAGCTGAAAGGAAGTCATCGGTTTTCATATAGTCAAAGCCTGCTGTGCATTGTCTGCCTTGAAGCTTTGACAAATATGGCGTGATATCCTGATTAGTTGCCAGGATATTATCAAATGCGGTTATACCGCCCTCTGTCTGCTGTGGCAGGCAGTTCATGCGTTTAACTGCAAAGCTGATGTTGCTTATCTTATCGTCCAGATAATTTTGAAATTCAGTCTTCATTTCCTGAAGAAGATCGGGCAGGTATTGCAACGATGGGTTAGCTTTATACCACATTTCAGGCATTTCAACCTCATCAGGGCTATCTACACGTGCAATAAACGGCAGCATACCATTGTCTTCAATCTCGCCGTTAAGAATTCTTATTCCCTTGGCTTTCTCTTTGTCGAGAGGTCCTTCACGGACGAAGCCGTCAGTACTCATGATAGTACGGCGTGGTCTTGGTACTTTTCCGAGACCACCAACAGCAACGTCAATGAGCTTGCTATTCTCATAGGCGTGTACCTCGTCATGATCTACCTTTCCCGGACGTGCGCCGTCGGCTGACCTCGGGCTTGATGTTCGGAACTTCAATTCAGACTTCGTTTTTAGATTTATTATCACTTCTTTGTTCCAGTAAAAGAACCGCTGCATTTTGTCACGATTGTCTTCCAGAACGTTATATACGTCTTTGAATGTGGTCTCTGCTTGATCTTCTGTTGTTGCAAAAATATCAATGTTGTAATGCTTGATGCCATTGGTAGGTGTGAGCAAGCAAAAGTCTTCAAATCCTAAGTATCCGTTTTTTCCTGTTCCTCGCCCAACATACAAGAATAGCACCGGCCAACGTAAGGAACCGCTTGCGGTATATGTGCAGTTGTGAAGTACAAATACGAATTTTTCCCATGGAAAAAGGCCAAAAGGGAAATATTTTTCATAGCTGAAATACTTATCAGCTTGTTCAGCATCAATGTAGATATCTTCTGACAAGAACATGCGCTTGACGTAGTCAATAAGCTGATACTGCTCAGCACAATACGGATACTTATGCTCCTCGACTAGGCTGATATAGTCTGCAAGATACGAGAGGTCAAGAGCTTCTTGCCCCTTACAGCTCTTCGTCATCGTCAAGGTTCTTGACCTTGTCAGTTGACAGGCCCAAGTCTTTCAGAATTTGAAGTTTCTGCTTGTTGTACATATACGCCTGCTTTACGGACGGATTGTCTTTTTCATACTCTTTTCCTACCGCAGAAACTGCCATATAGGTCAGTCCTCTCTTGCGAATATCAGCCTGCATTTTCCTTTCCTGTTTTTCATAAAACAGATAATCTGAAACCAGCGATTTATAGAAATCGACAGAAGCTCCCATCTGGACAAGCTGTTCTGTCAACGAATTTTCAATCTCTGATAGACTAGGCTTTTTCACTTTTGCCAACTCCTTACATTTGATTTTCTTGAAAAAATTCTCTCACGTGCGTGCGAGGGCGGATTTGTCTTTTGTGCCTCCCGTCGTACAAGGCCGAAAAAATTTTTCGACCCTTGACCCCGGGGGGTATCGCCGCAAGGCGCTCACCACCGCTCCTCATTGACGAACTTATCGGCACGTTCTTGCCAGCGCCGTTCTGGGTGCTGTGCTTCGTGGCAGTCATGACACAGTGCTATCAGCTGTCTATGCTTTTCACCAGTATCGTCATAGTAATACCGACTGTATGCAAACTGTGGAAACTGCTTAAGGTGCTTGACGTGATGAAGAATAGTTGCCCTCGTCACTTTACCCTTGCACTTGCATATCTGGCATTCATTGTGCTGCTCTGCGATAACGCTCTTGCTGAACTTCCGCCAATAGCGATCGTTATAGAACTTGTCAACTCGTCCTTCCTTGATTAGCTCTCTGATCTGACTCGTACTATACACGTTATCACCTCGCATATATAGCACAAGGACCACGTCATACAACGTGGCCCTTGCACCGACATAAACCTATGGAAAAACTATAACAACAACCCCGCATTATCATCATAGCACGCAGAGTGTGTTCGTGCGTGTTACAGCGTGTTTTTCTTACAGAACTTGCAATGCCTGCCCTTGCAGTAATCTTCTGAAGCATTTGCTTGCCTGGCTATCCACGCCCATGACGGCGGCTGCCAAGCTCCGTCCTTGCGTGGGACAAGATAACGCAGGCGAAAAATAATCCTGATGAATGCGTCATCAATGCCTGACACATATGCTTCAATCTCTGCTATCTCTGCTTTCAGGCTGCGATAATCGTCACTATCTTCACTTACCCACTTCAGCTCAGCCTTAAGTTGTCGATATGACAGCAATCGCTTCTTAGTCATGATAATTCTCCTTGGACTTCTTAATGCTTTTCTGATCGAACGTCAATGTCAATTCTATCATATCACCCATTGCAATCATTTCATCGGCGTTGTCAATAAATGCTTGTAAAAGCATAGGTAGTTTCTTTGAATTATAAAGCTTGTAGTGCTTCATCACGTGCGAATGGCTATCGACATAGTTCTTCACGTCGATTAATGCTTTGATATATCCCTGTCTGTATGAGTCCATTAATTCTTCTCCTTTCCCTGCCTTGCCGATAATTCTCTCGATATTTTCGTCAGGATATCTTTCAACACAACACCGTTTTTTTGAAGCGCATGGGCATGACGTGTCAGGCTATCGTCGATATATGCAACGTATAACTTACCACAGTGAGGGCAGTTATAGCACCATACGTCCCCTTCTATGATTTGAAATCTCTCTTTGCGAACGCAGACTATGAATGCCTTATGGCAATCATCACATATCACGCTAAGCTCAGCTCCCTTAAGACTCATCATCTCACCCCCTATATGTTCAGCTTCGCCGTTCTCCGGTACATAAACAGCGATATGTAGAACGTGCCGTTATCCTCGTTCCAGAATGGACGGCAATCAGCATAGTAATAATCTTGATACATATTCTCGAACAGTGCCGAGTTATCACAGTTATATGCCATGCTCTGCACCGCACGTTTCGTCAGACGATAATCGTTATTCTGCGGTTGCGGTTTAATACAGTTAGTTGACGCAACATAACGCTTGGCGTGCTTGCCTTTGTTATGATCTGAAATCTTCTGCTTGCAGAAGTATTTTGCAATTCCTGCACAGCCTGTCTGGTCAAACATCAATGGCAGGACCTTGTCAACATAGCCCTTGCCCCATATGGAAGCTATTTCGTTGATAGTGAGACCACCAGTCATGATTACGTGAAAATGAATACGTCCAGACTTTGAGCCCTGCTCAATGGAATAAATATATTTCATTCTCGGTAAGCCTCTCTTGACTCTTGCTCTATTCACACGCTTAACAAAGTTAGCAAAGTCTTTCTTGGCACGCTCAAGGTCAGCAGGATTATTTTGTGGTGCATAGGTCAGCTCGAACTTATAGTCTTTGTCAGTGAAGTTTGCAGGGATAAGTCTTGCCAGAGCTCTTTCAGCATTGATCTGATTTAATCTCTCCTGCACCTTGCTTGTTGGCTTCCTTTTCTTCTTTCGACTAGAAGAACGTGGGCAGGCATAGACAGGATACATATTCACTTCCATGTAGTTTCCATAAATATACTTTTGCTCTCTGTATCTCATAAGGCTCATTGTCATTTCCTCCCACTGTCCGAGTTATTAAGACCCATTACAAGCCCTCATACCCGTGCTTACACACGGGCTGAACACTTGTTCTATACTATATATAATATATAGGGCTTCACTCTGTCATTGCCAATTGCTCATAATTTCTGCTCTTGTCTTTTTCTTCGCACTCCCTGTTGAATACTTCTTGTAACATATCGTGCATGGAATTAATGTCATTAAGAAGTTCTTGTGTTACAACGCCATGGGTTTCACACAGTACACCGAGCGTAAGCAAGCCTGCTTTGACGATTATCATATCATCAATGGAATAGTATGTAAGAATTTCATAATCATCTATTACTTCAAGGAATGCTTTCGGGCATATATGCACTTTTTCTGTGCCTGAGAATATCTGATATTCGCTTAGCATGGCAACGAATGTTGAACGACGATCTATCATCTTGCCTGTTGTGCATGAAGCGATGTTCATAACAATGTTGCTCTCAATAGCAGGCGGCAGCTGCTTACATCTCCAATTCTCACGGTCACTTTCATTAATGTCAAAAAGCGTGAGTAACTGCTCGCTGGTATTCATGTTCGGCATGCCGTAAAGCGGATATATTGCACTGCCTGAGCCAATCCATAATGAATTATCATTTTCATTATAGAAGTAGGATATGGTCTTAGCCGCTTTACTGCATATTTTTTTCAGCTTAGATATTTTCATTTTCTCACTCCTTTATTAAGGTACTTCAAGATTGCTTCCTGCGCCTGCTCAAAGCCTTTGCAAACAACTGCAAGATAGCCGTTGTCATTAAGCGTTTTCAGAAACTTCTGTTGAGATTCCGATACTCGTCCACCTGATGTGCGTTTCATTTCTATAAAAAGACCGTAGTAACCGCCACGTCCCACCGGAAGCATTATGTCAGGCACACCTGACTTTACGCCCTCAGACTTAAGATCTGCGGCAGTTCTATAGTGGCGATAGCCGCCGTTCGGTATAGCGAACATATACTCCAGTTCGGGATACTTGCCTGAGCTGAATGTCGCCCACTTGAAAAGCAATGCCTGCTCTATGTGTTCTGTTGGTGTGTTTGAATTTTTCATTACATAACACCGCCCTTTGGTATGTAGAAAATCAAGCATTTGCTCCGCTGTGATGATGAACACTTAACTTTCAATGTTCTTGGCATTTTAAAAGATTTAGATTCAATTGTTTCTATACCAATAACAGTCCATATTTCTTCGTCTGTTGCAATCTGATCTCCAACTTTGAGTGTTGAAAGAGCTTCTTTCAAGCTCTTTCTATCTTTATTTCTGCCCGTGGTTATTTCAGACAAGATTTTCTGCGCTATAGCTATTGGATTTTCATCTGACATAGTTATTCCTCCTAAACTGTTACTGTCACATTCAGTACGGCCGCCGCTATCCAATAGACGGATTTCTTGTAGTCCTTTTGCAAAGCGTATATGATAGCCGCTCCCACGTCCAGCAAAATCAGCAGAAGTGGAAATATGTATTCTGATCTCATTCTCTTATCACCACATCTCATTGTTCTCACCCTTTGTCACCAATTGACAGTATTATCAACAGCTGTTTTCTGTTGTTCTTCTGACTGACGTAGATATATCTGCGTGATGTTAACGCTTCCGTGTCCTAGTAGGTCAGCAAGCAGCGAAATATTATTGTTTCTTTTAACAAATTCGATAGCAAAGAAATGCCGAAACGAATGTGGGTGCATTACTTCTTTCGGGATGCCGTACTTGTCTGCAAAACGTCTGAGTTCACCAGAGACCCCTCGTGATGTTATAGGCTGACCATTGTGATTCTGCAGAACGAAATCATCATCAGAAACATTGCTAAGATAGGGAAGTATCTCATCTGTTAGCGTTTTTGGGAAAAATATTGTTCTCATATGTGCCTTAGCATTTAAGGTCACTTTCCCATTGATAATATCGCTCTTGCGTATTTTTAAAGCTTCCGATATCCTCATTCCTGTTCTTGCTAAGACAACGATAGTAATATACCACCGCATATTATCGTCTCTTTTAAGTCCATCTATCAGTCGGTTGTATTGGTCAAGTGAAATGACATTGTCAATGCTTGTTTTCTTAGCTAACTTAACCTGTTTCAACTTCATTTCTATTCCTTTATACTTGCAGTAGGTGAGTAAGGCAGTTATTCGGAGATTTACAGTTTGCGGCTTGTAATTCTCGACCAGATAGCGTTTGAATTCAATTAAATTCGGCTTCGTTATGGTGTCGAACCTTTCAGCATATTTTTCTACGCCTTTGACATATGTTGCTATTGTGTTCGGCGCAAGCTCCTCTTCGTAAAGATATTCCTTGAAACCGTCAATATCAATCATCTTTTGTCCATTCCTTTCCGTTCCATTTATAGTTCTTACGATATGGGTTTCTCTCACAAGATACGCACGGCTCTTTATGCCAGCTCAACAAGCCATTCTTTGAGAGTTGACATTCGCTCATACAGTACTTTGTACAAAGCCCGCACGTACAATCCTTTTTGTGGATATAATGTGCGGTTCCTATCTTCCTTCCGCAGAACTTACACTTGTGTTCCATAGTGATTTCTCCTTTCACAATTCTATTGTTGTCTTCCCGCAAAGTATACTTTTTTCAACCGTTCTCTTGCGATCTTGCTCCTTTCGCTTTCACGCATATGCATTGCCATAGCTTTGAGCATTTCATAGTGTTTCGTGCACACCTTCTGGCCTTGCACACATTCTCCTCCGCAGAAATAACATTTTCTTTGTTCACGCCATAAATCCCGCTTGCTGATCTGCTGATTTTCTGTCCTTTTCCTTTTCTCCCTCTTACTTCTCTTGTGTGCGCAACTTTCACAAAGAGTGATTCCTTCTTTTGCTGGCAGCTTTCCGCATTTTACACAAATTCCCCTCTCTTTAAGTTCGTGATATCGGGCTCGATTGCGTTTTCGGATCTTTTCCTTTTCCTCAAAGGGCAAATCAGCATAGCATTCTGGCACATTGTCATTAATGCAGTCATCATATTTGCAATTGAAACAATCCATATCGCATACTCCGCCATATCGCTTTTCTTTGTCTTTCGCTAGCATTTTCGCAAGACATTCTCTGCACATTGTTTGACCCTCAATTGATGGCTTCTTGTAACAACGTGTGCATAGCCCTTTATCTTTCGCTCGTTCATAGCGTTTCTTACATCTTTCCTTGTTCTGTTCTCTACATTTCTCGCACATAATATATCCAGGAACAGCTTTTTCTCGCCCGCAATATGGGCATATTCCATTAGCTTTTCTTTCCTCATAGGTGGTGTTCTTCTTCATTTCAATTCTCTGGTCATTCAGCTCACCCCTCAAGGTCATCAGCCGCCTGTCTGAGCCACTTGCTTGTGACAGTAATGAACTTTTCCTTGGTTTGTGGGTCTTCAATATCATTGATTTTTTCAATGAATTCCGTAAGCCCTTTCTGAACGTTTTCAAAGATGATCTTCAGCGCAACCCTTGCTTCGTCTGCATTGCCTGACTTCAATTTCTTTTCCAACTCTGCCTTGGCATGGTCCGCTTCTTCTGCCTCAGCCTTAGCTTTACTGAGGGCGATTTCATACTTAGCGACGGCTTCCTTAACTGCATTGTCACGCTCTGTCTGTGCTTTCTTAAGGGCATTATTTTTTTCAGCTTCTGCCGCATTCACGGCTTCACGGCTTGACTTCTTCAGCGAATTCAGCTCTTTCATATGTTCGGCATGAAGTTCCTGACGGATAGACAGCCTTATCTTGTCAATCTCTTCTTCGTCGAGGTCTCTCTTAACTACCTCGATAGGCTTGTCCTCGGCCTGCTTAAGCTTTTCTCTCAGTTCTTCAAGCTCAGCTCTGAGGGATTCGGCGCTTTCTGTCTGTTCCTTCTTCTCCTCCTCAAGGAATGTCAGTTGTTCGCCTAATGCCTGCTTTTCTTTGATTAGCTTCTTGACTTCTTCAACTGTCATTCCGCCAAGGTCATGTGTGTCAGCGAATTCTTCACGTTCGTACTCCGGAAGCTTGGAGAGAAGCTCCAGCTTTGTTACACCTATACTTGCATGTTCTTCGAGAAACTTTGTACTGTTGTCCTCATAGAGCTTGATGTAGGTATATGCCTGACGCTCTTTGAACGTGTAATCGCCATTGCTTTCAAGATAGTTTTTGAAAGACTCATAGCCAAGTGCTATGTAGAGCTTGTAATCTCTGATATTCTTCAGTGACCTGCCCATTTCTACGATAGCCGTTGCGGCTGTTCTGTAGCATTCACATATGTGCTGATGTTCTGCCATAGCCGTTTTCATAGATACTGTAATTTCTGTGTTTTCCATTGCGTTTCCTCCTATTTTGGTTAGTTATTCAGTGGGTATAAGCTGCACCTGTCAGTGCAATGTGAGATTATCAGCATTAAACAAACAAACTGGGGCGATTCCGTAACTGTTGTCTGCATAGCCGTAGCTGATAGCACCTACCGGGGAGACGTAACGCACGGCGTGATCGTAGCTGGTGTCGCACCTCCACGGAGTAAGCGTCCACATACACCCTTCAAAGAGCGGCACATAATCTCTATACTTGCGGTACTGGTCGCAATTGAGCAGCGTTATATAGTCCTCACACGTTCCACAGGCTTTGTCGCCGTTATCGGCGATAAGGTCAGACGTTTGCTTTATAAGCTGCTTTGTATCAAAATATTCCTTGAGCACATCTTCGTTGAGAAATCGGCGGAGCGTTGACTTTTCCCAGTTGTTGCAGCCGTCCTTGTACTCATTGTTAAAACGCTTTTTCCACAAGCACTCAGCCGTTATCGCTAAGTAGTTGCCGTCGATAATGTCGAGGCATATAAAACGTATACCATTATATACGAACTCCTCACCGGGTCTTAGTTTGATCTCGTTCATTGTTATTCCTCCTAGCTTGCTTTTCTCCTTTTAGTCAGCTTCTTCTGGCTATTCAGCCACTCTTGGAAGTTGACTTCAAACGCCTTGATTATTTCAGGCTTTTCAAGCTTCTTGCCCGTTAAAGGGTCTTTGACTTGTTCATTCTTAAATCCGTGGCACTGCACGATATGGTCAGCATTGTCTATTTCAATCGTAAACCATGACTTATCAAGGTCAGACGGCTTTCTGATGAATAGAATTGTCGTAACCCCACTGCAATGCCTTGAAGCATAACCGCCGACGCATATTCGCAAGTCCTTTCCCTCTTTGATAATGCTTTCGGCATTCTTTGGCACGACCAGTTGAATGCCTGGATAGCTATAACCCTTATACTTCTTGCAAAGCTTCTTGTATCTGGGCTTATAGGCTTCCTCAAGCTCGGCGGCTTCTTTTCTCTTGCGTTCTTCTTCCATGAAGTTGAAGTTCTCAACTGCGTTATCATGTGCTTCGTTTAAATCTCTTGGAAATGCTATGTTTTTTAATGAAAAATCATATCCGATTTTCAGCCCTATGTTAGCATAGTCATCATATAGTCGCACAAGACGACTTAATTCAGCGTGATCATCTTGGCAACGATCTTCCTCTGAAGCGTGTTTCATGATGCGCTTGAGGTATTCGAGCACCTGCTCAGGGTCAACGCCCGCTTTTTCAATGCTAGTGCAGTAATCAGTAATATAGCTGTACATTCGGCAGTAGAAAATGTCTTTCTTCTTACCTTTGCGCTTGAAGTCCTGATACACCTCTATAACTCTTGCCGGCGTGTGATTTTCAAGAAATGCTTTCACTTCATTCAGCGTTAGATGCTTGAAGAATTTTTTCGGCGATGTTGCGTTCCAATTTAATATCTTATAATTCTTCTTGTTGTGCCAAAGCAGATCCTGCACCATGGTGTCGCAGTTCATTTTAACCGCCATTTCAAGTATCGGATACATAGCGTATGCGGTATAATAACGTTCTTGGTCATACTCTCTTATATAATGGCGGCAGCAGTAGCAATCAAAACCTGAATACTTTAAGAAAGTGTCCTTAATTATATTCTTATATAGGTATACTTGTCTGTGCTCAGCGAATCCGTTATTGAATGTACTGCACATTTTCCTCTTCATAGGCTCTATCATATAACACCAGCCGTTTCGACGGAATGAGGCATGCGAATGATAAACCTCCGCACTGCCTTTTCGCAGGACGTAAAGCTTTTGAAAATCGACCCAAAGATTGGGGCTCCTGTCGAAGTCCTCCGTTCCGTATTCGTTATAGTCTTTATGAATCGTCGCCGCATATATATATACCACTTCTTCAACGGCTTTATATATGACGAAATCAACTACTTCATTTAATTGAACTTGCTTATATCCTGCCGCTTTATATTTGGCTTTCACACCGCAACATGGGCAGGTACCCAAATAGTTATGCCTGATGATATTATCATCAGTGTGGTATATATCACCATAATCATTACTATTGACCTTAAATTCGTGATTGCAGGACGTACAGAAACAGGTATAGCGCCATTGGCTAGTCCTGCGGTAAAAGATATAGGGCGTAAAGTGACGATTAATCTCGGCACAATCGTCAACGTTGAGGGGCGGGAAGCCCTCAACGTCTTCTTTCTGGGCATGGGTGAGACAGTCTGTGAATATAGGCTTATATACTAGCGACTGCTCTTTGTTATTGTTTATCCACACTTTCAATCACCTCTCAGAAAAGGTCATCAAAAGAAACTGTGATCGACTTGCGCTTCTGCTCAGGCGCTTCCTTGTTGACACTACCGCAGAGGTCTATATCCATGTGATAACGTATCTTACAGCCGGGAAAGAAAAAGCCTGCTGCGGTCTCATAAGTCTTAAAGTCTGATAGTGCAAAGTTGCTATCCTTAATTGCTTTGTAAACTGCTTCAAAACACTTCTGAAGTGTGCCGCCCTGAGCGACCGCCTGTGCGAACTCCTCGTCCTGCTTGACGAAGCTTTCAAGTGCGTCAATGACAGGCTGAATGATAGTACACAGCACTGTGTTCGCAGATGCTCCACCGCTAAGCTTAACGCCCTCTCGTTCGTTTATGAGTTTCTTCAACGCCTGCTCTCTGTAGCTAGTCATATCTCTTTACCTCCTCTATTCCGAATGCAACATATCCATTCTTCAACCCCCAACCACTTAGGACATATGTTATCCTATATCTGTGGTTTGATATTACATTAATGGCAGCATGTCCGTTACTAACTGGAATGAACTCAATCGTGTCTCCGGGCTGAAAGCATCTGTCATTTTTACGAATTTCAAAACACTTTTTACCTGTGACAACTGCTTCACAGAAGCATTCTTCCAGCTTCAAGGTGTGCGTTGTTGGCTTTTCCAAGAATTCTATCTGTTCTTCTGGGATATTGCTGTTTGAATTAAGCGGCTGGTAATCTTTTGGAAAATAGAAATTTGCGAATTCTTCTATTCTATATCCCGTGTCCTTCCAGAAGCCAAGTCTTTGATAATGCAGTCCCTTTTTTACAAGCCCACTATTGTCATATATTATGCACATATCATATGCGCAGTCTGGCCAAAGATTGGGCATATCAGCTTCTTTGCCAGTGCACCATGCAAACCCCTGCGCCTTGCATTCTTTCATAAAGTTATCGTATTCTTCCTGAGTCTTGACGTGAACAGCTATGTTCTCATACTTAAAATTTCTCCAATCAAATATTGGTTTTTGATTATTTGAATTCATCTGCATTATAATCCTCCGTTCTGTCTTTGAAAAACTTGCAGCGTGTGCAGGTTTCTTGTGTTGGCTTCTCGATTAATGCCATGCACTCTTGCCTTATGCTGTTGTTGAAAACACATGGGCCTACGTTATGCCTTGGCAGGGGCGATTTGTAATTCAGTCGCTTTCTGGCGCCTGCAAGTTCAGCATTATAGCATAACAGGTCAACGTCTGTTATTACCGGCATTTACGCTCCCCCTCCTTTGTGAGCTCCTTTAGGGAAGTTTCAAGCTTATCCCTCGTGCTGTATATTTTTCCGTACACCTCGCCTATATCAAAGGCTCTCTGCTCACATTCCGACATTCCTTCGTAGATAGTGAGCATATTTGCGCAGGCTTCGTCAGCGGTATTATATGCTTGACAAATATGCCTTTTGGTGTTATCATTAAGGTGTATGTTATCGGTATCTTCTTTTACAGATACCTCCGAGCTTGTACTGTTGGCAGACAGCACAGGCTCGTTTTTTATGCATTCAAGAACATTCTTCATAAAATCAGTAATGCAATTACCTCTATTTATAAACGGACAAGCTCCACAGTTGTCTGCTATGCAGCATTTTGCTGCAAAAATTATTTCATCTCTCGTCATCTTTATCCTCCTTAAACTTTTTCTCCCAGTGCTTTTCAATGGCACCAAGTACTATGTACATCACGATATCCACAACGATAAGCGTCGCTATGGATAACAGTATTATTCCTATGGTACTCATTTTCATTTTCCTTTCGTTCCTGCTTCGACTTCTGTCACTACGATAGACCCGTTGTCGATAAGAGATTGAATGCGTTTTTCAAAATCAAAACGCTGCTTGTCTGTAAGCCCTATGGTCTTCGGTATGCCACGGCTCTTAAGATACATGGTATACATACTATGTATCACGACGTTGGCAAGGTTGAAACGATACTTGACGTTAGGAAACTGCTTAGATTCTTTTCGATAGATAGTATTATCGACGTATACTGTCTTACTCATTGTTGTCACCTAGGCGGCAGTTGCTCTCAGCGTCATTGAGGTGATAGAACTTGCAGTCTGTACACTCCATGCAGACATTACAGCCCGTGACTACGTTCAGCTCGTTTTCAGCAAGATACTTCTTGACGTTCCCTCTGAGGTATTCGTCTATTGCTGACGCATATCTGCTGACAGCTATAAGAGGATTACGGCGCTGATTAGAGCTGAGTGACGTTTCCAACGGCTTTCCGTCCACAGTGATGACATATTCACCACCTATGCGGTTAAGCTTGACAGTGTTGTTGAAATCATACATTAGTAAATCATCTCCCATACCTGCCCAAGACCGAGCATTACTACTATTATCATGAAAGCAAAGAAGATAGTCAGCAAGGCCATTGCGAAGCACTCTCTGCGATCTTCACGCTTTCGACGGGTAACGAGCTTGTTATGCTTGTCTCTCTGCTCTCTCATTGTCAGGTAGTCAACCGCCTTGACATCTTCATTGAGTGCAAGGACTACGTCTTTTTTTGTCATAGTTTTTCCTCCATTTTCTCAGATTCTTTTTGATTTGCTGATAATAACCGTTATAATCTGATATTATCATCTTAACGCTGGTATTGTCCGCCATGTCAACGATGACGAATTCGCCGGCACATATAGAATAGCCGTGGCGTATCTCTCGGACATAGCTTTCAATCCCCATATCCGTTGCTATTCTGATGACGGCTTGCGATATCAGTGAACTGCGGGTATCACTCTTTGCGTACATCTCCATCACCCTCCAACTCTTTGATACGCTCCTCGATATCAGCCACCAAATGCTTCTCTATGGTCTGCGCCACGTAGTAGCTCAGGAGGTCTTCTTTGCTCAGATCTCCATGCCATAGCTTGTCACCGACAAGCTGAGCCTTACCAATGGCTCTTTCTATCTCAGCGTTTGTTCTTTCGCCGATAATGGCGTCTATCTTCATGATGTGCAGCACTTCTTATTCCTCTCTTTCTGTTTGAAATGGCGGTAAAGAATGCTTGCGATAACGTCAGCCGGTATCTTCTTGACCTTGCGGCGTGTTTCTATGATCTTGCCGTCCTCTATGCGATATGTAACGCTTACGGGAATATCAATCGTTTCTTTCACTTTACTGCCCCTCTTTTTTTACATTCTCAGCTGACCAGCGCCGGAACGCTTCCAAGCCTGCTAAGGCTTCTTTCTGCTCCTGCAGGGTAGTCCTGACCTTGTCTTTGACTCTGAACTTGCGGATATCGACCTGACCCACTGTGCATTCTTCGATGTAATCATCTATACCCAGCGCCTTGACCTGCTCCCTAGGATTGTCAATGAAAGTTTCCAACATGGCGTTCTGAATGGCTTTCATACGCTTGCCGCCCACGCCATACTCTGTGGCGGTCTGCACAAGCGCCAGCTTGATGTTGTCCGCCAGAATAGCCCTGTTCTGGAGATTGAACTCTTTGCAATTCCGTTCAACGAACGTTACTACCATGTTCAGATCTATGCCGCTATTCTCGCACGCCCGCTGCATTTTATAGGCATATACACCGTCCTTGTCCCACTCGTTGGCAATTATGCAGTTGTCTGCAAAATCATCTATCCATTGGCGACATTTCTTAGGATAGAACGTCTTAGGATACTCCTTATTCAGCACTATCAGCATGGAGCAGAGCATTTCGTAATTCTTGACTATGACCTCGAATGCAAGGCGGTTCTTATGATAGTCTTTTATCTTATGGTTTGTCACTTTTATTCTCCTTATTTAACTTGAATGCTCCCACCTTGTATGATATAATAAATTTGAAATATATCAGAAAGGGGGATAACTATGAAACTAAACTATGATTGTGTTCGTGAACTTTTGCTAACTCTTGAAGAAAACCTAGTCATGGACGATAGCTTGTCATACCCAAGCTTAAATCTTAAGCAGGTCTGTGAGAAAATGCCAGACTTCTCACGAGCCGATATTGCGTATGCCTCAACGAAGCTCTGGGAAGCCAAGTATATCGAAGCAAAACCAGTAGGGACAGACAGCAAGATTATGACTATCGTCTACAGCAGTATCACGTATGAGGGTCATCAGTATCTCGACAGCATTCGAGATTCTAAGCTGTGGAACACTGTTAAGACAAAAGCCAAAGCAATGACTTTTGAATTGGTCAAGAAACTTGCTGAAATATATGTTGTGAATCAGTTCACGCCTTGATCATAGCTGTTTCTGAATAAAGTCTGTTATGACTTTGTTCAACATTTTGCTTTTGATTTTTATAATCTCATTTTCCTCAGGAGATAGCTCATTCACGAGTTTATTTCCTGAGACTTCTTTTTTTAAAGAGCAAAAAGCTCTTGCAATCTCAGGAAGAACACTGTCATATACTATCTCATTGAAATCATGGTCTGTTGATTTTGACATTGGTATCACCTCTTTTTATCGTTTTGTTGAAGTCAACAAAACGTTATTATGCAGTTTCTTCGACCGGTTCAAAAAGCTTGTTCACATCACAGCCAAGTGCACTATAGAAGAATACGATATCTTCTGGATATATGCTCTCATAGCCATTGAGCTTATTGTTGAGCTTCTTATAGTCATAACCTGTTACTGTGGCAAATTCTTTCTGTGACATCTGCTTGGCCTTAAGCAACTTCTTTACATTAACTGCAACGATTGTTGGCTTATTCATAACCATTCCTCCTTTTTTAATTCCAATCTTATTGGATTAACTATATTATAATCCAATAAAATTAGAATGTCAATAGATTTTTTCTAATTTAATTGGAAAAATCGCAACAAAAAATACCATGTGTTTTTGTGCATAGTACCAAAATTATTGGAATTATCAAATTAAATTAGAAAATAATCTTGATATTTTAGGATTTTGTGATATAATATTAATTAAAGGAGGTGCTAAAGTGATAGGCGACAAAATAAAAGAACGCCGTGAGGAACTTGGCCTTACTCAGGGCGATCTTGAAAAATTGACTGGTATCGGAAATAGAATGATAAGCAATTTTGAAACCAATAAAAGCAAGCCGAATGACGAGACCATAATGATCTTAACAAAGGCGCTTCAATGTGATGCGAATTATCTTTTCGGTTATAAACCAGGGCAAACGTTGAAAGCCGTTTCTCAAAGCACTAAAGCTTTTTCTTCTAATAAGATAAGAGTTTTGGAAAATATACAAAGTGTTCTTAATACACTATCCGATGATGAACTCTTAGATCTTTATGACTATGTTAGTTTCTTAGCATGGAAAAGGGAAAACGGCAGTAAAAAGCCAAAGTAAAAAAATAAGCACTCCACAAAATGTGAAGTGCTTATTCGCCTGCCTGTATGTAGGCAGTACCCTATTCGTCGGACTTGTTGCTTTCAAAAAGCAGAGAATAAATCATCTCTGCCAGCTTGTCCTGCAGCTCCTTACGCTCAGCGTTGGTCATGCTGCTCACCCCTTTCTTTTTCATTTTTTGAAAAAATATGTTTAAATCCCCTTATGCTGGTTATAACATATTTCGGCAATAAATTCAGCAAAATTTACTATAATAAATTTATTTCAGTATTTTTACCAAATCTTGCAGCTCGCATTTGAGCACAATAACCAAACGTGCAATAACTTCAATTGTAGGGTTTGCTTTGCCGGTCAATATCTTGCTTATTTCCCCCTCACTTATCTCGGCAAGCTCTGCAAGTTGCTTTCCATTAATGTGCTTCTCGTGCATTATTTTTTTTAATTCGATTTTATAATTTTTAGTATTCATATATATAGAATGCACCTCCTATATATATGACATACCATATAAATTTTTGAAAAAGAATAGCCCAACTTTTTTGAGGCGCATTTTTTTATAAAGGAGTAACAAAAATGAAGAAAACTGTTATTTTAGTCGCACTGATATCCGCTTCATTAATGATGTCTGGCTGCTATAAGACCACAGTTGAGCCACCAGCGGCATCTACAACAGCTTCCACTACCACGGAAACCACAACAGTAAGTGAAAAGGCTACCGTAACAAGTCCGAAGGCGACTACAACAAGAAAAACAACGACCACAAAGAAAACAACCACAACAACTACTACCACTACCACCACAACAACGACTACTACAACTACTACCACAGAGCCTACCACCACAGCAGAACGAATATCAGCTGATTATCGTAATGCGTTAAGAAAGGCACAAACTTATAGCGATAGCATGCATATGTCACGTGCTCGGCTATATGACCAGCTGACATCTGAATATGGTGAGGGCTTCTCTGATGATGCTGCCAATTATGCGTTAGAGAACTTAAACGCAGATTATAATTATAACGCCTTACAAAAAGCACAATCATATGTGGATACTCAGTACCTATCGAGATCAAGACTATATGACCAGTTGATTTCGGATAGTGGTGAGCAATTCACTGAAAGTGAAGCTCAATATGCTGTTGACAATGTTAATGCAGATTACTATGCGAATGCTCTGCAAAAAGCACATAGCTATCAAGATAATATGTCTATGTCAACAGACCGCATATATGAGCAGTTGACATCTGAATATGGCGAAGGCTTTACACCAGAAGAAGCTCAGTACGCTATCGATAATCTATAAGAATAATGGTCGAACCTTTAAGAACTATAGAGCCTTAGAAAGGTGTGTATCGATATGAATAAATGTAATATATGCCATTGTAATCTTGGCTTATTTTCAAAAAACAAACGAATTAGAGATGGTTATATATGTGATGATTGCTTGAAACGTTCAGGCATCAACAAGCCTAAGATAGAAATAACCATAAAGGACGTGCGTAACGCTCTTTATGGAGATCTTCCAGAGCCACAGAGAAAAGCTGTGCCGAAAGCTTCTTCACATAATGACAAGGATAATGTGATTGATAAGTATTTTAGAATAAATAAGGCAGCACACCGATTTTCTTTTGGCAGTGGTGCTGATTATAAGTATAACCAGCTTGTGAGCTATGAGCTTCTTGAAGACGATGAAACTGTAACAATGGGCGGAAACGGTGTCAAGCGTGCGGTTGTCGGCGGTATACTTGCAGGAACTGCGGGTGCTATAGTCGGTGCAAGCACTGCTAAGAACAGCTCTAAGCAGCTTGCAAATATGCTGAAAATTAAAGTGGTTATAGATCCTGACGCTCAAGTAAGATATGTTCATTTCGACGTAAAAGGACTTGCCAAGGACACGGCGGCGTATCGTGCTGCATATAAAAACGCCCAGCAGGTCATGGCCATGCTGGGCGAAATTGAACAGTATAATAGACAACAGAATGCAAAGCCTGCTGATGAAAAAGTTATATCTATCCCTGAGCAGATAAAGGAATACAAAAGCCTGCTCGATTGCGGAGCTATAACGCAGGAAGAGTACGATATTAAGAAAAAAGAGTTATTGAAGTCTTAAGGAGAACACTATGAGCAATGCAGTTATATATGCAAGATACTCGTCGGACAAGCAGTCTGAGGATAGCATTGAAGCCCAGCTCAGGGCGTGCAGACAGTACGCCGCCACTAAGGGATATAATATCGTAGCCGTATATGCAGACGAGGCTATCAGCGGCAAGGGGTCAATGACGGCAAGCCGTGCGCAGTATCAAAAAATGTTGAGAGATTGCAATAAGGGTACTTTCGATACTATTCTTATTCACAAATACGATCGTGTGGCTAGATCACTGGGCGAACACGTTAATCTTGACGCTCGCCTGCAGAAAATGGGTATTACACTGATAGCCGTTGGTCAGGACTTCGGCTTCGGCCCGGAGAGCAAGATAATGCGTGCGCTGATGTGGTCTATGTCAGAATACTATATAGATAACCTTGCAAATGAAACGAAAAAGGGAGAACGTGAAATAGCCCTGAAAGGTCTTCACAATGGCGGCTATCCGCCGTTTGGATATGACATTGTTGATCAGAAGTATGTTATAAACCCCTATGAAGCGGAATATGTCCGCAAGATCTTTGCGGCGGTGAAAAATCACGAGGGAACTAAGGACATTATCGCAGAAATGGCGGCAGTGGGCATTGTGGGCAAGCGTGGAAAGCCCTTGAAGTATTCTGCAGTATATGAGATACTACGAAACGAGAAATACACAGGAACATATATATACTGCGTTGACGAGGAAAAGGATAGATCCAAGCGCAGGTCTAAACCTAATGCTATAAGAATAGAAAATGCCTTGCCGATGATAATCGACAAGGCAACATTTGACGAGGTGCAGAAGATTATGGATAGCAGAAAACAGAGTGGACCAAAGACATCATATCTATGCAGTGGGTTAGTCTACTGCTCATGCGGTGCGAAAATGCACGCACACATATCAACGAAGAAAGGGCACGTATATCACTACTATCGCTGTTCAAAGAAGTGCGGTGCACCTATGATATCTATGGATATCGTTGATGATGCCGCTAAGACATATCTTCGCACCCTGCTCAGTGAAGAAAATCAAAAGGCTATTGCTAATGCTATGCGAAAGTACAAGTGCGGAGAGCCTGAGAGAGCCGCTGACTTCAAAAAGATAGTTGCATCTAAGATATCGGAGAAGCAGAAGCAGTATGACACATTGATGGCCAACATGTCAAGTGGTGTCCTCCCAGCTGATGTTATCGAGGATATCGGTGCGAAGATGAACCAGCTCCGTTCTGAGATAGAGGCATTGAAGAAGACGGAAATGCCAAAGGACTACACTACGGATCAGATTTCTCTTTGGCTCAAGGCTTTGCATGACAGCCCAGACGATAAAGCTATACGCCTGCTCATTTCTCGTATAGATATAAAAAACACGACCGAAATTAACATACAAAGTACATTAACTTCGGTCGTGGGAACTATTGGTTGCGGGAGCTGGATTTGAACCAACGACCTTCGGGTTATGAGCCCGACGAGCTACCGAACTGCTCCATCCCGCGATATTTTTTGTGCTCTCTCTTGAGTGCTTATTTATTATATCACAAATGAATGTGAATGTCAATACCTTTTTTGCAATTTTTTTATTTTGATTGAAAACTCTTGACTATTGTATCCAAATCGGGTATAATATATACGATATCGGGGTGTGGCGCAGATTGGTAGCGCGCTACCTTGGGGTGGTAGAGGTCGCCTGTTCAAATCAGGTCACTCCGACCAATATGTAAAAACGGCTTTCCGCTATTGTGGAGAGCCATTTTTTAGTTGTCGAAATATTCTAACACAAAAAAAGCTCCGACGGCAAATCGGAGCTTTTGGTTTTATA